TCTAGAGGACGCGGTAACCTCAAGGGGCCTTATAAAGGTAGATGCTGTCGCTAATATTGCCGACCGCTACACAGAATTCTCAACCATTTATGACACTTATCTAAATGGTGAATTAGTATCAGCAAGGGGATCTAATATCGTCCAAGCCCTATCAGATGATATAATGTTCTACAACAAGACCAACCCATTTAAAGCCCTCAAGCGCTATTTTGCCCTTGTCAAGCTACGCAAGGATGCCAAGGCCGCCGCTATCCTAGTTCCTATTATGAATTCTGACCTTGGTCGCCTCTATCAAATCATAGGCGACTTGCAAACGTTACGGGACCTAATGGATCGTCCCAGCTCGGCCTATAATCTCAAGATAATCCTCGGCCAAATAGACGATATGAAGGCACGAATGGGAAATCTGTATCAGCTACGGGACTTTCTCAGCAAGGAACACGACATAATAGGAAGTCTCAACGCCCTTCTTAGCAGTCCGGCCACTTCTATCAAGGGAAAGCTGGATAAACTGATTTCGGAACTGGAGGGAATTAACAACGAAGGGACGGTAAAAATCATAAAGACCACTCTTAAAAATGTCTTCCCCAGCGGTAAATAAATTAAAAACCGGCTCGTAAAAAAGCCCCAAAAATGTTAAAATCATTTTCGTTTACCCGATTTTCAATCGGGGTTCCATAAGTGTTTGGAGATTTATTAAAATTCTCGGGTAAAGGTATATAATGCCCCATCTTAACTTTGAACCCGGCAAGGGCGCAAAACCGATTGCGATTGTCAAAGGCGGCGAAGAGGACGGTAATCTTCTCTATCTTCACGAAGATTCCCCCGATGGATCCAAACCGAAGAAATCCTCCAAGAAAGGCCACGCTATAAATGCTAATACGTATGCGACGGAACTCCGGACAGTCAAGCCCCAAGAACGGGTACGCCTTATGGCCCGGCTGGAGGAGGCAAGGGACAAGGGCCTAGAGCCCGACCAGCTGATAGGCGAGACTGCACTCGGCAAACAATTATACGAGCGCATTCTTTCTGATGAAACCGCTTCCAAAGAAGTCACATTAGAAAGTGGTGCTTTTGAATTGCTTCCGTCGGCTGACCCTAAAAAGCGTGATGTATTTTATATCGCGGGGGCTTCCGGCTCCGGCAAGTCTTATATTGCTAAGGGGCTGGGCGAATACTACCAGAAGCTATTTCCAGATCGTTCCGTCTATCTGATTTCTAAACTTGCGGAGGATGCTGGAACTCTAGACAAAATGAAGCCACCCGCAAAGCGTATCAATATCCAGTCACTTATTGACGATTTCCCTAATTTAGACGAGTTTAAGAACTGTATGGTGATATTTGACGACTATGACACATTCACCGGCCCCGCAGAAAAAATAGTCCATAAGTTAATAGATGACTTGGCTACAATGGGTCGCCACACTAACACAACAATGCTCTGTCTTTCTCACTACCTTACTAACTACAAAAAAACCCGGCTCCTCCTCAATGAAGCAACCCATATTGTCGTCTACCCAATGGCTACCTCCTTCCACGCCCTCAACTACCTCCTCAAAACCCACGTTGGAATGACAAAAGACGACATACGGGATTTGAAGAAGATGGGGCGGTGGATTTGCATATTCAAAAATTTCCCGCAGTACATCGTATCGGCAACCCACGCCCGGATGCTGATTAGGGACTAGCCGGGGAGCGTGACATCATCTACATCATCTTCTGTCTCTTCCTCGGCTTCTACAACCGGTGCCTTTGCGGCCACCTTCACAACTGGATCTGGAATACCAAACTCCCGTCTGTAGGCGACACGAATATCTTCAAAGAATTTCTCAGCACCGGCCCCAAATGTTCTAGTGATTTCTGCTATGCAATCATTAGAAAGGAATGATTTTGGAAGGCATTCGCCTTGAACCTTATTTTCTATATAATTATTGAGCCAAAATGTCGCTACAAATCCCGCCGCCTTGTCCTTCAGTATACGCTTCGCAACCCCGTTGGATATCTTGGGCTTGTGCTTTATGGGTGCTACCTCTTTCTTCAATTTGTGGTCCTTAGAAAGGGGGCTTCCGTGGTTCATCATTCTATTCCATACATATAAAAAAAACGCCTCTTATAGATGTCAGTTCCATCTGGAGTATTACGATATGCTGGTATTTGGAATGCTTCCAGCACCTACACGCCCGGCCTATTCGTTCAGTCCTCCCTCGTCAATAACTCTTATGCTGTCCTTCAAACTGTTACCGGCGGTTCGGATCCTTCCGTCGCCTTGGCCCCGAACTGGGTAGAATTTCCTCTGCCTCCTTCTGGCGATATTACAAGCGTTACAGCCGGTACTGGGCTGAGCGGTGGTGGCTCGGCGGGTAATGTTACTCTGGCTAACGCGGGAGTTATAGCACTAACCCAAGGAACGGGGATTTCTATTTCTGGAACCCCCGCCAATTATACTATTACAAAAACTCCACCATTCCAAGCCACGTATTACAAGACAGTAAACCAGAATCTAAGTGACCCAAATACAGATATAACCTTTAATGGAGTGGCTGCGTGGAGTAATACTGGCGGGTATATTACGCATAACAGCGGCTCAGCAGACTTTACAGTAGTAACGCCCGGTTTATATCAATTAGAATGGAATGCGAGTGTAACAGCAAATGGGGCAACTTGGAATCCGGCGAATAACAAGGTCATTTCTATAGATATAACCCGAGTATTAAGTCCACCGGTCTCTGAACAAATCGTTCTATCTCAGACGGCCGTGTGTTCCACGCTGACAAATTACACCCAGAGTTTATGTGCTACTTTCTATCTCTTGGCTGGTGATGTGCTGAACTGCCGGATACAAGGAACCTTTGCGACGGCCATTCCCTTCGCTACTGCACTAACTAACACATATGACCTCAACACTTGGTTCTCTTGGAGATACATTAATTAAGCGATGATAAAAACCCCCCCTCTTATAGATGTCAGTCCCTTCTGGGGTGTTGCGATATGCTGGTATTTGGAATGCTTCAGAAACCTACACGCCCGGGCTATTCGTTCAGTCATCCCTCGTCAATAACTCGTTCGCCGTCCTTCAAACTGTTACCGGCGGTGCAGACCCTTCCGTCGCCTTGGCCCCGAACTGGGTAGAATTCCCACTACCGCCTTCTGGCGATATTACAAGCGTTACAGCTGGGACCGGGCTGAGCGGTGGTGGCTCGGCGGGTAATATAACTCTGACGAATGCGGGAGTACTATCCGTATCGGGTGGAACGGGCACCCTAACACAAACTTGTAATTTAGGAACCTACACACTTGCGGGTTCTACTATAGACTTAAATATTTCGGTCCCCGCTCCACCCGTTACTAGTATTAATGGATTGACTGGTGCGCCCGTGATTGATGCACTAGCGACCTCCACGGTTGAAGTCAATACTGCATCTCCAAATATTCTAGTGGGACTAAATCCCAATAGTTTCGGGAAGTATACAGCGAGTGTTGGTGGCTCAACGACTGTGACTATTAACTCTAGCAGTTGCATTCCCGCAAGTATTATTCAGTTGACCTATTTCCACGCTGGAGGAGGAGGGGGAGGTCAATACTATAAGACTATCACGCCCGGAACTGGGGCATTTACGATTACTTTACAATCGGCAGTAGATGCTGGGGATACCATTAACTGGCTTATATTAAATCCCTAAACATCCATCTAAACCCCGGTTATTCCTAACAAGTAGAAATGATAATAGGAAGGCCCCAAAGTTCTAATTTATATCCTTATCCCTCAAAATCATTTTATATTTATATACGAAAGAGGGGAGGGGAGGACAAATACGTCGCACAGCGAAAATATCCCGAGGGATTTAGCAAGTCCGCCGTGTTTTGGACGTTTGAAGAAGCCTTGGCATTTTTGAATAACCTACAGTAGAGATGAGCCTATCGGCTGGAGCAGAAAAACAAGCAGAAGCATACTCACTAAGCGATGATGATATCCGTGGCTTATTGGGAGGGAATATAGAAATCACCCCGTATTCAAAAATTAAAGACGTGCAGAATATCAATGAGTTATTTGATAGTAGGGGGCGCGCAATCATCTTCTATCCACAGCAGAGCGAAAATATCGGTCATTGGACTTGTATGATAAAGGACGGGCGCCAAATAGAGTTTTTCGACCCTTATGGGGAGCCTCCCGACGCACAGAAGGACGGCCTTTCAAAGAACCAGCTTGAAAAAATGCGAATGGATCACCCAGACTTGACCCGGCTCTTAGAAGAAAGTGGCTGTCACGTTATCTTCAACAAGATCCAACTCCAGAAACTGGCGAATGACGTGCAGACGTGCGGCCGTCATTGCGTCTGTCGCCTCCTCTATTACAAGATGCCAATCCAGAAGTACCGGCAGATGATACAAAAATCCGGTATGACCCCCGACGAATTTGTGGTTGCTAAGACCTATAACAACTTGGGGAAGTAAAAATATTTACAGAGTGTAGAAT